GCGCACCGCGCCATGTCTCGACGATGATTTCTGGAGATCGAAGGAGGATGCGGATTTGATCGATGACGATCTTCTCGATCTCGGCCGCCGGAACGCGCCCGATTGGGCAGCCCTCGGCTCCCTGCTTCAGGACCGCTTGGCTGACGTAGTAGCGATAGAGCCGGCCCTTTTTGCGGGTGTGCGATGGCGACATCGCGACGCCCGTAGGCCCAAAGATCAATCCCCTCAGCAGCGATGGCGTCTGCGACCGTGCGGCACCCGATCGCTTCCGTGGATTGATCCGGAACTGGGCCTGCACCTTGTCCCAGATCTTGCGGTCGACAATGGCTGTGTGCTCGCCGGGGTAGGACACTCCCTTATGGACGGCTTCGCCGACATAAACGGGATTGTTGAGCAACTTGTAGAGGATGCCTTTATCGATCAGTTTGCCGTATTTGTTGCGGACGCCCTCCCTGATCAGCTGCCGGGCCAATATCGTGGCCGAGCCAGTTTTCAGAAAGCGCTGGAAGATCGACCGGACGAGCTTTGCATCCTGCTCATTTACGACCAGCTTGCGATCCTTGACCTCATAGCCCAGCGGTGCCCACCCACCCATCCACATTCCCTTGCGGCGGGATGCCGCGAACTTGTCGCGGATGCGTTCGCCGATAACCTCGCGTTCGAACTGGGCAAAGGACAGGAGGACGTTGAGGGTCAATCGCCCCATGGACGTCGTGGTGTTGAAGGACTGGGTGATCGAGACGAAGGTCACGTTCCGGCGGTCGAACACTTCGACAAGCCGGGAAAAATCCATGAGGGATCGAGATAGGCGGTCAATCTTGTAGACGACCACGACATCGATGCGGCCGGCCTCGATGTCCGCAAGCAGGCGCTTCAGCGCAGGGCGCTCCAGCGTGCCGCCGGAGAAACCACCATCGTCGTAGCGGTCGGCTACGAGCAGCCAGCCCTCGGCCCGCTGGCTCGCAACATAGGCCTCACAGGCTTCCCGCTGGGCGTCGAGGGAATTGAATTCCATCTCAAGCCCTTCCTCGGTCGACTTGCGGGTATAGACCGCACAACGAAGCTTTCGAATAGAGGCGCGCTCGGGGCTGTTCGACAAAGTCTGTCGCTCAGCGCGGGTACCCGAATTGCGGCCGACACTGTCATGGTTTGATCGGTGGGGGCTGGTCATGCTCCGCCCCGGTGGCTTTTCAGTCCGAAAAATACCCAACCGTTCCAGCGCACCCCGGTGATCTCGCGAGCGATCGCAGAGAGGGATTTGTAGGGATGCCCCTGATATTCAAAATCGTTGCCGCGCACGGTGACGCAGTGCTCGATCCCCTGCCATTCCCGGATTAACCGGGTTCCGGCGATCGGCAGCTGCGGGCTGCGGCCTTTCGACCTTCTGCCGGACTTGCCGTCGTACTGTTTGCCAAGCACCCGAAGCCGCTCGATGGTCTCCTTTTTTAGGCCGCCATAGGCCAGTTCCTGAATGCGGTAGGCCAGCCGGTTCTCCAGGAAGCGCCGGTTGTAGGGTGGCGGCTCGGTATCGAACAGGGCCCGCCATTTGGCCTTCAGGACGGGGGCCGGCGCGTCTTTCAAGGCGGCCAATTGGGCCAGAACCGTATCGGTCATGCGAAAACCTCGGCAGAGCAGGGTGGCGCATCACCGCTCTGGTCGGGCGTGAAGTGAAGCGAACTTTCTCCGAACTCCGCAGACTTTCGACTGGACTTCCGGGCCGCCAAACGGCTGACGCCGCCGGCCAGGATTTCGGCGATTTCCGGAATTCGATCGTCAATTGGGCTTTGGATCATGCAGCTAAAGGACAGCGATCAGGACAACCTGTCCAAGGGTTTCACGTGAAGTCGTGCATAACCGTACTGCATCGCAGCCGATCGTAATTTCACCCTTGAATCTATCTGAAACCGGACCTGGGTTTGTGTGCAAAGGCCGTCGTTGATTCGCAAACCGCGGATTTGGACCGACAGCTGCAGCGAGAAAGCAATCCAAACAGGTGAGCAGATGACGGAAGAGACTGATGCCTACTGGTCCGTCGAGGAAGCGCTTGCAAGAACGTCTGAGCCCCGGCTTTGGGACAGGTACCAAGCGGAGAAACGGCAACAAACTCCGACATTGGCCGACCTGCGTCGCTCGCTAATTGCAGGTCTTCTATCGAAAATCAGCACGAAGCTATTCGCCGCCGTGCCCCAAACGATGAAGAACGGCGCCGGATGGGCAATGCTCGACCAGGCGGCTTTAGAAGAGAGAATTTTTAACGAAAGAACTGATGAGATCAGGATTTTCACACCGCTAAAGGCTCCGAATGCCGCCGAGCACTTGAAGGGTCAAGGCTTGGCCGAAACGTTTCAGCAATGCGTCATTGATGATCCGGAAGTAACCGTCCTACTCGGCCGAACTGGGAAGCGTTCTCAACTTGAGGGAGGCCGGTGCCCTCTCGGGCCTTCTATCGATTACCATTGGCCGCTTGATGTAACAGCGAGCAATTTTGAGTACAGGTTGCTCCGGGATGGCCTCCTATCATTCGGAGGTCCGGAGCCAAGATCTTCTGGCGAAGTCGTGGCCCTGTCCGAGGCTTTGGCCGACCGAATTGGCGCGCTACGCGCACTGCTCGTTTCCGGAAAAATCCAAGCCTGCGGTATGACGGCTGCTTTTACCGAGTCTTTAATCCCGGCGCGTCAATGGACCCGAAAGAACCTGTCAATCGACGTCGCCAACGGCGATCTGTGTGAAAAAGACGATAAGGGCGAGTACGTGCCACTGTGGACAGGCATCGAGCTTCAATCGCTGGTAACGGAGCCCGCGCATCCTGCACAGGCTGCTGCGCAGGTCGCCACCACCAGGAAGCGCAGTCCAAATGGCCAGGAGGTCGAGCGCATCATCAGGCAATATCGGATTAACGTTGAGGCACTGGGCCGCAAAGCTGCGGCTGTAGAAGTTGCACTCCACATGAGAAGCCCTCCTCGGTCCGATAATGCCACAAAGGCCTTGGAAGCGCAGGTCGCTCGTATCTGGAGGGTAATTAGGGAAACGATTTAAGACATCGGCGACATGTCGCCAATGTCTTTTGCGGTCTCCTCAAACGGCGGTCAAAGGTAGCTCGATCGTACTCTATCGGGCTACCACCATGAATTCCCAGACTGTTGATGCTGACGCGCTCCTAACGGAAGCCGAAGCCGCCGATTTCCTGAAGCTTTCCGTTCGAACGCTGCAAGCCTGGCGCCTTCGTATTGCCGGTCCGGCTTTTGTTCATGTCGGCCGTGCAATACGGTATCGTCGTCGAGATCTGATCGACTGGATCGAGGCCAATACCGTTTCGCCCTTCCCGCGCCGGGCCGGGGCGGCACCATGAAAAGCTCACCCGCTCAACGCGTGAACGTCGTAGACGCCGGTTCGGACAAAGAGTCGCTCAACGAACGTGCGAATCGCCTGAAGCATCGCTGGCTCAAGCGCGTTATGTATGACTGCGCTACGGGTTCATCGGAAAAATGCTTTGCTTATATCGTCATAGATCGCCTGAATTGTGTGACCCTGGACTGTTGGCCCAGTCAGAAAACAATCGCTGACCAATTCGGCTGCAGTACAAAAACGGTCCACCGGATGGCATGTGCGCTCGAAAGGCGTGGCTACCTTCGTATCAGCCGAAACACCCACGGATCGTATCGCTACGCGCCGGTATTTCTTCCAGAGGATGAGGACAAATCTGTCAGCGCCTCGAGACAAACCTGTCCGCTACCGCCGGACAAGAATGTCGACCAATCCTCCTTAGGGATCCTAACTAACCAATCCTCCCCAAGACTGGGCCATCGCGAGGCTGGAAACGTTCAGACGAATGCTGCGTCGAAGTACGAACGCCGGCAGAGGGGCTCTTACGAAGCCGAACTCGCCAAATTGCTCGGCAATGATGGGTTCGAGATCCTGGGCCGACTCTCCGAACATGACGATGTGAACGTCGAACGGCTTTGCCGCGCTTACGCCGATGGCGAATTAGGAAGCCGCGAACTCATCGCAGCGCGCCTGGCGGCAGAGCAGCTCCCGAGAAAACGGAGACCAACTTGAAGCAGCCGCTAGTGCTCTCTGCAGATCACCAGGCTGCGCCTAATCCATTCGTGGCGAAAATGAGTCCGTTTTGATTCAATAGGATTCAGAAAATCGTGTGGAGGCCAAAACCAAATGGCGCGGATCAAAATGCTAGGACCGATGGTCCCGACGTTGGATGCCAGAACCGTCAAGCCGGAACCTAAGAAGGCGGATCCGTTCTACCATTCTGACGAGCACAAGCAGTGGCGCGAAGATGTGCTTGG